GCATGATCCAGCCATCGCGGACCTGCACCTCTCCCGAGTAGGTGGCGACAGCCACACCACCCGGCACTGACCGACCCAGCGAGTAGGTCTCGCGGTCCCACGTTCGGGCCGCGTCCTCCAGCGAGTCACCCTCATAGTGCAGGGTGCCCTCGACGTAGGTCCGGTAGATCGTGTTCATGCTGCGTCACACTCCTCGCAGGGGTCCTTCAGGTGGGGCAGGCAGGTGTACTCATGGTGGTAGCAGAGGTGCTGCGTACCCCACTCTCGGGAGGCTCGGGTGATCGGTGCGGATGAGCCGCACACGTCGCACTGAGGCATCGTTAGCTTGGGCATGAGACGTACTCCGTCGCACGCTCGATCAGGTTGACGGTCGCACGCTTCATGGAGTCCTGGCCGCTGAAGAAGCGCCCGTTGATCCACTCGGTGTCGGTCTCGATGTTGTGGACGTAGCCGGTCACCTTCTGGATGCCGTCGCCCTTCCACACCTCGACCAGCACGACGCCAGCCGGGTAGTTCGTCGGGATGAAGCCGAGCACGGAGCCCTGGCCTATCTCGTGCTGCATCACGCAACCGGCTTGCGGAAGGTGCGGGTGACGGGGTACGTCTTGCCATCGCTCACTCGGGTGGGCCACTTGGCCGTGTTCTTCGAGCGGGCAATCTCACGCTGGTTCGGGTGATTGTTGAGCATGACGTTTCTCCAATGGCTTGAGGTGACTTACATGGTGCGGACAACCGATTCACGTTCGGTTATCCGTGGTGTCATGGGAGCAGGTTGACCGCTGGTGGCGATTGCCACCACGGACCCGGCTTGCGCCCTAAGTCCGTGTACCCATGACCCTTTGTTTCATTTCCTAGCCACCGTGCCGCTCCCCCGTTTCCGTGGGCGGCTAGTCAGTGACTAGGGCGAACGACACCATGCCCCACGCCTCTCCAGAAGTAATGCGACAGGTGGACCTGCCCTTCCGGTTCGCCGCCTCACATGGCAATCCGCTGTCAAAGGTTCCGAATTCGCTAGCGTTCGGCGTTGCAAGGGGTCTCACCCTTTGCGCCTACTTACAAGGCTCTAGTCGCTCCGTCCCGGTTCAAGCACCGGGCCGCTTTCGTTCAAGTTCTTGTGGTTCTGGTGTAACCTTAGCAGGTCGAGCCTGCCCTGTCAAACTTGCACTTTCCGACCGTGGTGCGGGATTCCCCCTCCCCCTAGTGGGGTGCGAACGGGGGAGCAGGTCCGCTGGTCTGTGGTGCTGGTGTAACCGTACAGGGTAGAACTTGCTTTGTCAAACTTGCACGTTGGTTCGGCGTCCGTAGGTACAACCTCGCGTTACCTGCACACGGTCCCTAGTGGGCGCTGGTGCTCAGAATACGGGGTCTGACTGCGTAGGCGGCCATTCCGTGGTGCTGGTGCAACCTTAGCAGGTTGCGGTCTGTCTGTCTAATCGGTGCTGGGTCTCCCCCTCGCCCTCATGGGCTCAAGCGGTGGAGCAGGTCCAACAACTGAAAGGTAGCACACGGTCAAGGTTGCACATGACCAATCGGGGTATCTGGTCGTGTGACCTGCGTCACATGGCAGTGCGCTGCGTAGGGAAACGGCACCCGCGTGTGCCTGATACACCATAGGCAGGCACCCTGTCAAGGTTGCACGTCGTGCCGTGTGCAATGCGCCCTACACCATGACAGGTGCCGTCGTCAAGCCCACGGGGGATGGTGGGGGTATGCACCCTCGGCGCGCTCAGGCCGCACCGTCTTGTGATAGCAGCTCGGATCGAGCGCAGGTTACAAGGTCGCTACGACCAGGGGCCGCACACATGCGAGGCGTCCCGTCTGAGCACGCTGTGGGCCTGCGAGAGCTCAGGTGACATCGACGTACACCGGCACCAAACGCGGCGTTCTCCGTCGCTCCTGGGGGCTTCCTGCTCCTGAGCCGGCGATTTCGCCTGGAGCTGGGGCCGGGACCGCACCCTTCGCCATAGCGAGCTGCGCCTGGAGGGGCCGACAGGCCCCCAACGCCCTGCTGAAGGTGGGCCGGAGGCCCACAGAGCCCTGCGCGAGCGGGGGCCGAAGGCCCCACAGCGTGCTGTGTGCAAGCCTGTGGCCTGCACTGATCCTTCCGCCACCGCCACTCCCGAAGGGAGTGCAAGTCTGCCCAGGAGTAGCGCCAAAACTTTCTCAAAGTCACTTCGCCAGAGCTGTTACACAGGTCGATCTGAGCCCAGTATTACATAGTAGAGAGTAGAGAAAGAGAGCAGCGGAAGAGAGCAAGCGTACTTCGCTGTGCTCCCTTCGGGAGCCTCAAGAGCAGTTCGTACTGCGTTGTTCTAAGGGGCGAAGCCCCTACGTTCAGTGCTAAGAGAAGAGCCAAGTTCAGCCCCCGCGTCAACGCAGCACGCTGCAACCCGGTCACGACCGGGCCACGTTGGCGGGGGTGTAGTCATCGGAGGTGTCCATGTCGCAGTGGGCAAACTCCGACCGGCGCAGTCGCCTACCGGCAGACTGGGCCAAGATCCGCAGGCAGGTCTTCAAGCGTGACAGCTACCGCTGCACCGCGAGGATGCTGGACCGCTCACGCTGTCCCGAGCCCGCGACCGAGTGCGACCACGTTCGTCGTGGTGATGACCACCGGCTGGAGAACCTCACCTCTCTCTGCTCCTGGCACCACGGCAAGAAGAGCGGCAAGGAAGGCGGAGACGCCCGAGCTGCGAAGTGGCGCTCGAACAACAGAAAGTTCCGTCGAGGCGAGACCCACCCCGGTCTCCTACGCGGATAGCGCCGACCATTGGTCGAGCGGGGTCCTCCTCTCCCCCGTTCCCTTTCGGTCGCGCTTAGCTCCATTCACAAATGGAGAGCCCACGGTTATCGACGGATAACGCGGTGGGCCTCTGGATTCTGCTAACCGCATTCGTGCGCTCTGGCGATTGATTTGCTCTGGTTAGGAATGGGTCGCTCCCATTCAATACCGAGCTGCCCCGCCTTCCGAGTAGCACTCGGGACTTGCGGGGCTATGAACTTTGACTTGTAGCTCAGCAGGCAGAGCGTCCGACTGTTACTCGGAATGTCCCAGGTTCGATCCCTGGCAGGTCAGCATGGCCCCTCATTGCAATGGCAGTGGTGAGGGGACGGGTTAGAACAGCGCAGCCCGTAAGCGGCTTAGCCGTATGCGTGAAGTCCTCGGGGCCTGACGGTCGAGCCATGAAAGGCCGTCAGCGCGGGGCACTCGCTTCTCTAGCTCAGTTGGTTTAGAGCACCCGACTCTTACTCGGGGGGTCCTCGGTTCGAGTCCGAGGGGGAGCACGGGGGTATGTCGTCGGTTCGATTCCGACCTGGGCGCATGGCGACCCAGTAGCTCAGCGGTAGAGCAGCCCCACCTTTCCGGCTTATAGCTCAATGGCTCGCTCCTGCTGGGGGCGAGTGGTGATCGCACATCGGCTAGCGCCTCTGCAGAGGGACGGCTAGCGACTTACTGCACAGCTAAGAGCAGCGTCCTCTGGGGCGCAGGTCGGGGTTCGATTCCCCGTTGGCCGACCAACTTGCACACCGAGAGGAGATCACCATGCCCGGTCCCGTACCGAACCGCAGCACCGACCTGAGTCGAGAGCGCGACGCCAACCGTGGCGACCGAGCTCCGATCACCAAGGGTGAGCTCAGGCCCGTCGTCATCCCGCACATGGACCACTCCTGGCACCCCATCTCGAAGATGCTGTGGAAGTCGCTGAAGACCTCTGGTCAGGCCGACTTCTACCAGAACTCCGACTGGGCCTTCGCCTACTCGCTGTGCGAAGACCTGTCGATGTACAAGAACCCGTCCGTCTCCAAGGACGGCGAGGAGTACCACAAGCGGTCGGGGCAGATGCTCCAGACCATCTACGCCTCGATGGAACGCCTGCTCGTCACCGAGGGTGACCGACGCCGCGTCCGCATCGAGCTCTCTGCCCCCATCTCCGAAGAGGAGCCCGCCTCGGTGACTGCCATCGCGGACTACAAGCAAGGCCTGGGGCTCGTCCCGAACGACTGACCCCAGGAGGTGCGCCCGTGACCACAGCACAGCAGATGCTCGCGGGCCTCTCCGAGGACGAGCTCGAAGCTCTCGCCCACCAGCTCCAGACCAAGGTCACCGTCGAGCTGGTCAACACCATCATCACGCCCGTCCGCTACGGCCCCGTCTGGCAGCGCGAGGGCGACGGCTGGTATCTCCCCGAGAAGACTCTCGGGTGGCAGATCGCTGGCTGGGCTGCCGAGTGGCTGCGTGGCGAGGACGGCAAGCCCTGGCGCTTCACGATGGAGCAGCTCCGCTTCATCCTCTGGTGGTACGCCGTCGATCACAACGGTCGCTTCATCTACCGCAAGGGCGTCCTCCAGCGCATGAAGGGCTGGGGCAAGGACCCACTGCTCGCCGTCATGTGTCTGGTCGAGCTCTGCGGCCCCTCTCGCTTCTCCCACTGGGACGCCGCTGGCGATCCGGTGGGCATCGCTCACCCCCAGGCGCTCGTGCAGGTCTCGGCTGTCAACCAGTCGCAGACCTCCAACACGATGATGCTGATCCCCTCGCTCATGTCCGACGCCTTCAAGGCGAAGTACGACATCACCGAGGGCGCGGTCCTGATCCGTGCAATGGGTGGCCGTGTCCGGCTCGAAGCCGCGACGAGCTCGTTCCGTGCGCTCGAAGGCAAGCGGACCACGTTCACCCTGATGAACGAGACCCACCACTGGGTCAAGGGCAACAACGGCCACAAGATGTACGAGACGATCGACGGCAACGCGACGAAGAAGGACTCGCGCTACCTCGCGATCACCAACGCTTACCTGCCCGGTGAAGACTCCGTGGCCGAGCGCATGAGGGACGCCTACTCCAAGATCCTTGAAGGCAAGGTCAAGGACATCGGCTTCCTCTACGACTCGCTGGAGGCCCACCCCAAGGCTCCACTCACCGGCCCGCTTCTGCCACTGGTCCTCGACCGGGTGCGAGGCGACGCTGTGTGGCTGGTCATCGACACCATCATCCAGTCCATCTCGGACACGACGATCGCGCAGAGCCGTTCGCGGCGCATGTGGCTCAACCAGATCGTGGCCGAGGAAGAGGCACTGCACGGACCCGAGACCTGGGACGTGCTGCTGGATGAGAACGCCATGCTCATGCCTGGAGACGAGATCACTCTCGGCTTCGACGGTGGCAAGACCGACGATGCGACCGCCCTCGTGGCGCTCCGCATCAAGGATCTGCTGGCCGTCCCGCTCATCATCGAGGAGAAGCCTGACGGCCCCGAAGGTGAGGGCTGGGAGGTCAACCGCGACAAGGTGGACGACGCCGTTCACCACGCCTTCCGCACCTACAAGGTCAAGGCGTTCTACGCCGACGTGGCGCTCTGGGAGAGCTACATCGGTGAGTGGAACGGCTTCTACGCGGAGGGCCTGGGAGTCAAGGCTTCCGAGCGGTCTCCGATCGGCTGGGACATGCGAGCTTCCCTGCAGCGCAGCACCCGCGCTCACGAGCGATTCATGCAAGGCATCTGGGACGGCAAGCTCAAGCACGACGGCGACCTCACTCTGCGTCGCCACGTCCTCAACGCACGTCGCGCCACCAACAACTGGGGCGTCAGCTTCCGCAAGGAATCCCGCGAGTCCCCTCGCAAGGTCGATGCCTACGCGGCACTGATGCTCGCCTACGAAGCCATGTCCGACTACCGCGTTCGCGGCAAGAAGGTCAAGGAACGCAGCGGGCGCGGCTACTTCCTCTAACCCGAAAGGCAGGTTGCAAGCGTGACGAACGCTCCGCTGGCCCTGGCCAAGCAGCTCCTCGCCATTCTGGCGAAGGATGCACTCACCCTGAAGCTCTACGACGACTACCTGCACGGTCGCCACCCCGACCCCTACATGCCCGACACCGCTGACGCTGAGTACAAGCTCATCGCCAAGCGGTCGGTCTCCAACTGGATGCCGCTGCTCGTCTCGACCCCGTGTCAGGCGCTCTACGTCGATGGCTTCCGTCGAGGTGGCCCGCAGACCGAGGCCGACAAGCTCGGCAACGCGATCAAGAACCCCGAATGGGATCACTGGCAGCGCAGCCGGATGGACGCCCGACAGGGTGCCATCTACCAGGGCGCTCTCGCCTACGGCCACAGCTTCACCGTCACCCTGAAGAAGAAGGGCAAGGCGGAGACTCGCGGCCTCTCGGCTCGCAAGACCGCAGCCCTCTTCGAGGACCCGGCGAACGACGAGACGCCCTACGCGGCGCTCACGATCGACCGCTACCCGAGTGCTGACGGCGAAGTGAAGGGCACCGCCCGCCTCTGGGACGGTCGCAACGAGTACGTCGTGCGCTTCAAGTCCCACACGGACGGCATCACGGTCGCCAACGGCACGCGCCACGGCGCTTCCGAGTGCCCGGTCACCCGCTTCGCTGCGTCTGTCGATCTCGATGGCCGCACGATCGGTGTCATCGGCCCGATGATGGCGCTGCAGGACCGCATCAACCAGACCGTCTTCGACCTGCTCATCACCCAGACGGGTGGTGCCTTCCAAGTTCGCACCGCGACTGGCATGGCTCCCCCGCTCAAGATGCGCCCGGTCTACGAGGACCCGAACGACACGACCTCCGAGATCATCGACGTGGTTCCCATGCTCGACCAGAGTGGCAACCCCATTCCGGCTGACGTGAACCTCAACGCCAAGCGGTTCCTCTTCGCTGAGGACAGCGATGTCGAGTTCGGCGTCCTGCCCGCCTCTCCCCTGGCTGGCTACATCGAGTCCATCGACATGAGCATCCGGCACCTGTCGGCCATCTCGCAGACTCCCCCGCACTTCCTGCTCGGCCAGATCGCGAACCTCTCCGCTGAGGCGCTGACGGCTGCCGAGATCTCCCTGCAGCGCAAGATCGAGGCGTTCCGCAAGGGCTTCGGTGAGAGCTGGGAGCGAGTCTTCCGACTGGCTGCCGAGCTCGAAGGCATCGAGGTCTCCGACGACGACTTCTCCAGTGAGGTCATCTGGCGCGACATGGAGAGCAAGTCCCTGGCTCAGAGTGCAGACGCACTCGGCAAGCTGAAGGACCAGCTCGGCATCCCGGCCAAGGGCCTGTGGAAGCGCGTTCCGAACGTCACCCAGACCGAGCTCAACGAGTGGTCTGACATGGCCGACGAGGACCCCGAGATTGCTCTCGCCCTCGCGCTCAAGCGAGCCACGGTCAAGAAGGCCGAGGCTGAGCCCAAGCCGCCCACCGCACCTGCAGCTCCGAAGGTCACCCCTGCCGGACTCGCAGCATGAGCACCGCGACCACGGCGGCTGAGTCAGAAGCTCAGGCCGCAGCGGTCGCGTTCCACCTCGCACTCACCCAGATAGGCGTCGAGACGATCGACCAGTCTCTCGACCTCTGGGCCGATGTCTCCAGCCAGCCCAGCCAAGTGGCCCCTACTGCGGGTCGCTGGCTGGCGCGGGCGATCAACCTCGTCAGCACCCGTCGCTCCATGAGCCGGGACCTCGCGATGTCGTACTACCGCCTCGTGCGGGCACTCCGCACCGGCAAGACCGTCGCGGACTGGCGCAAGCCAGAGCCCGAGTACGTGACGATGGGCGACCTTCGACGCGAGTTCCGGCTTCTGGTCGAGGAGCAGGGCGTTCCGGTAGCGAAGTCCCCGCAGGCGCAGTCCACCTTGGACCGCAACCTGCCCGAGGGCGAGCTTCCCGAGCCGCTGCCGGACGCGGACGAGGACGATGAGGATCGCATCCTTGTCGAGGACATCGAGGCCTTAGAAGCCGAGGAGCGAGAGAACGATCTCGCTGACGAGGAAGAGCTCGCGAACGACCTCGCCATGCTCGGGGCCAAGCTGCTCGCGAAGCGCCTGCGCGAGGCCGAGGCTGATGCCAAGGCCGATGCTGACGCTCTCCGCGAGGAAGCCCATCGCAAGCTCGGAGCTCGCACTGCAGCTATCACGGAGATGAGCGTCCTCAACGGAGGTCGCTCGACCCTGTGGGGCATCGCACGCGAGGACGGCAAGGCCATCGGCTACGTCCGCGTCTCCCGTACCGGCACCCCCTGTGGCTGGTGCGCCATGTTGATCTCGCGGGGCTTCGTCCCCAAGAGCAAGGCGTACAGCTCGCAGGTTCTCGCTGGCCCGACCAAGGCCCAGCTCGACTCGGGCGAGTACCCCGAGGGCGACAAGTACCACCCCAACTGTCACTGCTATGCGGAACCCGTGTTCTCGCAGTCGCAGGTCGATAGCGATCCGCGCTTCGCGCTCAATCGTCAGTATGCCGCCGAGTGGCAGACGGTCATCAAGGACCAGAAGCTCACCGGCGATGCAGCAATGACGGTGTGGCGCAAGCACATTCGCGACGCACAACCCAGCGCAGTCCCGGTGGCTGCGTGATACCCCCAACGACACGCCCAGGAGGCGTCAAGTGAGCATTCCCAGTACCGAACCCGTCGTGACCCCGCCCGTCGTCGTGGAGCCGGTCTCCCCGCCCGAGGGCACTCCCGTTGTGGAGCCCGTCACCGACGAAGCCAAGGCCCAGGCCGAGGCCGACGCAGCCAAGGCCGAAGAGGGCAAGACCTTCGACCACGCCTACGTCACCCAGCTTCGCAACGAGGCCGCTTCCTGGCGCACGCAACTGCGTGAGGCTCAGGAGAAGGCCGCGAACGCGAAGACGCCCGAGGAGTTCGAGGCAGCCACCAAGGAGTCCGCAGAGAAGATCGCCGCACTTGAGCAGCAGCTCGTGGTGCGCGACATCGCTGCGGAGTTCGAGCTGCCCGCCGAGCTCGCTTCGGTCCTCAAGGGAAGCACTCCCGAGGAGCTGAAGGCCCACGCCAAGGTGCTGCAGAAGTTCGCTCCTGCCGCCTCCCCGGCATCCCTCGGTGGCGGGCTGGACCCGTCCGATGAGGACGACGGCGAGATGGACCCGCGCAAGCTGGCCCGCCGCACCCGTCGCTGATTCATCCCCTACACCCGTCAGGCCAAGTGCAAGTTTGACTTGGCCGCATCGCCCAGAAAGGGCACAGTCACATGGCTGACAAGCTGAACCACATCGTCGTCAAGCCCGAGAAGATCGCTGCTCAGGCCGTTGGAATGCTGGAGCAGGAGCTCCTCATCCCGAACCTCTTCAAGAAGGAGGGCCTGGACCAGTTCAAGGGTGCCGAGGACGACACCTACTCCGTCAAGGTCGAGGGCGTTCTGCCGTTCCACGACTTCGGCTGGCGTACCGGCGAGCAGAAGTCGAACTCCACGACCACTGCTCCCCAGGGCACGCCCACCGTCCGCAACACCGTGATCTTCGATGAGTACAAGGAGCGCAAGATCCCGGTCACGTTCCAGGGCAACGTGTACTCCGCCGTCGAGGCGACCGACGAGCAGCTCGACTTCGACACCGATGGCTGGGGCAAGTTCAACCGCCCGCAGGTCAAGGCTGTCGCTCGCGGTCTGGGCCGTCGCGCTGTCAACGTCCTGAAGGACCAGGCCTACTCGGTCACGATCGGCAACGCGGAGCAGAACCTCCGTGGCGCGATCGTTGAGGCGCGTCGCGTTCTCAACGCCTTCAACGTGCCGGACGGCCAGCGTTACCTGCTCGTGGGCACCGACTTCGAGTCGGCTCTGCTCAACGACAAGGACCTGAACCTCGCGCAGAACGTGGGCGACGGCGAGGCCGAGTCCGCTCTGCTCAACGCCAAGATCTCGCGTCGCTTCGGCTTCACGATCGTCGTGGACCAGACCATCCCGTCCGACGCGGCCTACGCCTTCGCGGACAGCGCGTTCATCTTCCTGAACGCCGCCCCCAAGGTGCCGAGCTCGATCCTCGGTGCGACCACGGCCTTCGAGGGCGTCGCCCTCCGCTGGGTCCGTGACTACGACAGCGCCTCCATGAAGGAGCGCAACGTCGTCAACACCTACGCCGGTTTCCGTTCGGTCACCGACGTGCTGGTGGGTTGGAACGACGCCACCAACTCGGAGTTCGTCTCCGCTGGTGAGCACTTCGTCCGTGGCATCAAGCTCACGCTCGATGGCGCGTCCGACTACCCGGCTGACGGTGGCGAGCTCGCGCTCGTGTCCGGCATCACCGACGCGAAGCTGTGGACCCCCACGGGCCGCGTCGCGACCGAGGCTGACCCGAAGAACGCCTGATCCGACTGAGTGATGAGGGGGCTGGCCTACGGGCTGGCCCCCTCTCCTCTGCCAGCTAGGAGAACACATGGAGCCCTTCGCAACACTGGACGAGCTCAAGGCTCGCCTGGAGTGGGAGCTCGATCCTGGCGAGACTCGGATCGCGACTTCCGCCCTGGAAGACCTCAGCGATGAGGCCCGCTTCTACGGCAGCAGCTCGTGGCTCGACGCCGCGTCTGCCCCGCGCATCGTGCGGAATGTGGTGCTACGCGCCGCGACCCGCTACATGCGGAACCCCGAAGGCTACGAGACCTCTCGCGCAGGCGACGAGATGCTCGGCTTCGGTGAACGACCCGGTGAGACTGCCGGTGCTGCTGCGTTCAACGCGCAGGAGATCCGCACGCTGACGACCCTCATCCGGCCTGTCGGCCTCTACACGGCGAACGTCTCCGTGTGGGGATCGAGCACCCGCAACGTCGGCCCCACGACCGGCTATGTCCTGCCTGACGGTGGGGGCAAGCCGTTCCCGATGTTCGCTGAGGACTTCGTGTGAGCAGCCTCCAGCGCAAGCACGGTATGCCCGCAACGGTCTACGCCCAGAAGCTGGAGACCGACAACCGTGGCAACCACGTCATGGTGGTGGATCTCGAATCCCCCACCGAGGTAGTGGCTGCGTTCATCCCCCAGCGTTCGGCGCGAGCCGAGGTGCCTGGGCAGGCTGAGATCAACGTGACGCGGATGATCGTCAAGCACGGCATCCCCGGCGTTGGCCTCTGGTCTCGCGTCCACTGGAACGGCACATGGTGGGACGTGGTGACGCCCCCGGCATACCACCACGGCACTCGTCACACTCGCCACTGGTCCATCGACCTGCGAGAGCGCCCCTGATGGCGACCCTCTACCGCAACGTCAACGGCAAGCAGCTTGAGAAGTACCTCGCGATCCTCCCCGGCGTGCAGTACGAGCTCGACAGCCAGTGCATCGACATCGGTGCCCGCGCCGAGCACAACCTGCAGCAGGCCGAGGTCCGAACCGGCGAGGCGCACATCGAGCTCCTCAACGGTGGCAACAAGAACCGCGACCGCTACGTGGTGCTCGTGGACTCGAACGTCACGAATGCCGAGTCACTGCAGTCGAACTCCGCGCTGTCCATCGAGTTTGGCCGCGAGGCCTACGTCGATGAGAACGGCGTCGAGCACGGCGGCATGGACGGCCTCGCTGTCCTGACCAACGCAGCTCACCTGCCGAAGAAGGCGCACGCCAAGTCCAAGAAGCCGAAGATCCGCAGCCGACCGAAGCGAGGTGACCGTGGCAGGTTTGCCTGAATCCGTCCGAGCTCTCGCTGAGCAGACGCCGGTCGAGGATCTGATCCTGGCCGTCCTCCGCGACGGTATGCCCGAGATGCAGGTCAAGTCCCTCATCTCCAAGGACCAGACCTTCCCGCTCGTCATGGCTCGGCGTATGCCGAACCTGGGCGACGAGGGAGACACCCGCTTCACCGAGATCGCGACCATCGCGGTCCACGCCTTCGTCCCTGACCCCAATGGGGATGAGGACGCGGCGATCCTCTCCGAGGCCTGTCGAGTGGTGCTGCGCGATGCGTGGCTCAACCACAAGACCTTCCCCGGTCTCGGCCACATCTCCACCTTCGAGATGACCTCCGCCCCTCGTCGTGTCACCGACTGGGCCACTGCGACTGGACCCGTCCAGTTCGCTGACCTGCCCACTGGCACATGGCGATACGAGGCCATCTACCGGCTGGAGATTCGCAAGCCGCGACTCAAGCCCTACACCATCCCGACCCCCTGATCTAGGAGATCTCCTACATGAAGAACGACGACGCCACTCTCGTCATTGGCTCGGCCAACTTCTTCAAGGCGCCGGCTGGAACCGAGTTCCCGCTCGACCTGAAGAACCCCGGCGCTGAGTTCGAGAACGTCGGCCACACCTCGCTGGAGGACATCTTCGGCCAGTCGTCCGAGGGCGGTGAGGCAACGGTCCTCGGCACCCTCCAGAAGAAGGCGCTCCGCACCTCGCGCTCGCCCCGCTCTGACCTCTGGACCTTCATCCTCCAGCAGTTCGATGTCGACAGCCTGAAGCTCTACTACGGCTCCAACGCTGTGACGCTCCCCAACGGCAACCTCGCGCCGGACAGCAGCAACCCTGCTCCGACCGTCTGCGCCTTCCTCGTCGTGTTCTACGACGGCGACAACGCCTTCGCGTTCTACGCGCAGAAGGCCGAGGTCTACCGCTCGGACGACCCCAGCTTCTCGGACACCGAGAGCCTCTCGGGCCTCCCCCTCGGCGTGACGCCGGTTGCCTACGGCACCAACAAGCACGCCTTCGAGATCACCCCGCTGGCTTCGGTCACCCCCTGATCTCACCT